AATGTCCACGGGAAGCGCATGAATGATCTTCAGCCCATATTGCTTAAGCAACTTTTCCAATGGGGAAAGCAGCCAGTAGTAATAGTGCTCATGATAAAATTGATCAAACTGGCCAGTGAGAATGGTTTCCAAAGCATAGGGAAACTCAAGAATCCAGACACCGTCTAGATGCTTTTGGATGCCACGAAGGAAGGCGTGGATGTCTTTTGTATGCTGAAATACATTGGTGGAAGTGATGATGTCAGCCTTTGGTACGTCCACTTCCTCGCCCCAGTAAGCATTGATGAATTCAATGCCAGCCTCTTCATTTTCTTTCCTGATGCTCTCGCTAGCGTCTACATTCACAAGGCGAAGCTTTTCGCTTGATTCCTTCTGAAAAGTTTTCAGGAGCGTACCATCATTTCCGCCAATATCAATGATCGTATCGTGCTTGAGATGTTTGAAGCTTTGGAAGAGGGCAGCGCAATGGTCAATGTATGGCTGACTTGTGCCACTACGGTAGAGGTAGTGCTGGTAGAGCTTGGCTGGTTCCACTGCATAATCCAAGTGGATGGTCAGGTCATCCTCGACCACTGCCCGCAAAGGGAAGCGCTCGGCCTCCATAGCCTCTTTTCCAGTGCGACAAAGATTGTTGGCTAATGGCTGCGTGCCAAGGTCTAGAAGCGTGTGTGCCATTAGCCAATAAAGCCCATCGGGGCGCGACTCATGGGCATACTACCAAAGAATTTCTCCTTGTACAGCATCAGCCCAGATAGTAAGCGCTCACTGAGGAAAGCCATGGCTCGTTGGTCGTAACCTTGTAGCGTCATGATGGGCTCCTTGAACTCCTCCCAGATGGGCCACAGGCAATCGAAAAGCCTGTTCATCACGCGCTCATAGGACTGCCTAGGACCAAACAGCTTCGGGCCACCCTGGAAGATGTTCTGGTTCCACACAGCAGCCATTTCTTCCGCAGAGAAAGGAAGCTTGCCAGCTTCTGCCAATGCCATCGTCATTTCAATGCCAGGGAAGGAATGGCCTCCTCTGAATTGAGTGGCAAGGGAACAATTGAAGGCGCAGGGTTCGGAAGTGTACAACACGCGCTCATCAGCGCGAGCAAGTGCATCTTCATCCCAAAACCTTCGGTACTGGCAGTTGCCAATGAGCTGTGCATTGCTGTTGATCATCAGCCAATACACTGCCGTAAGTTCTCCCCACCATGGATTTAGCATTGAAATGCTATGGCCTTCATCATCAAGAAGATGACCTTGGATTTCATGGAAAGTGCGCTGTTCTATGGTGAGCTTACAAGCATTGGCAATGACCACTTGCATGTTGGTCCGTGAAGCAAATTTCAGCGGCATGTCGTGCATGCACACTGCATACATTTGCAGATCAGAGGGTTGCATACACCTTCCGCGCATGCCATAGCTCGTTGTAATTGTTCACGCCTTTGGCTCCCACTCCAGTGAGATCACCACCGCCAGATGGTTTGCTCCATGCCATGATCGTGCCATCAGGAAGGATGAAGGCTCGGTTCTTCTGTTCATGCGTGGGAGTGAGTTCCAAATAGTCACCAAAAACGTGGTTAGCATTGCCGCCATTCGCTGCTAGTGCTGCACCAAGAAGCGTAGGGCCAGTGGGACACAATGGGGTGATGCCGTAGTATTGTTCGTGACAATTGTTCACGATCATCTCAATGGCAGTAACCAACGCAGGATTGCTTGGCTTGGAATAGAGAACAGTGGTGGCGCATGCCCAGGAAGTGTAGCTGAAGCGTTGAATGTCCCGGAAGGCTAGGAATTCAATGCGGTCGCTCAACGCCACTGGATTGACGGCTCTGATAGCAATGTCAAAATACCAGCCACCAAGCTTGTTTAGCACGCAGAACCGTCCAAGGTCAGCCTTGTAAGAATAGGGGCGCAAAGAATCATAAGCCCACAGCACATCGGACGCCGTTCCATAGTTATCAGCTATGAACTGCCGCAGTGTTTCCTTGTTGTAGATGGTGTGTTCTTCCTTGGGAAAAGCTGCTTGTACTGTGCCAGTAGCATGCCGCAAGAATGGAGGAAGCGTTTGATCTTCAGCATCAGAAAGAAAGATTTGTGAGATTGGCATCGGTCAACCCTTGTACCATACGAACAAAGTGTTTTTTGTTGCGCTTGGTAATTCTTTGACTAATTTATCAATCAATGGAAATTTTGTTAATCCTGAATAACGCTTTAATCCTTCTCCTCTTGCTAGGCCTTGCAATTGTGTCATTGTTTTTTCCGCCAATGCTTTTTTCAAACGCTCAGACCTCCTCGTATTTGTGATGGGCTCGTCATCTTTCTTAATTGCAAGGGTGCGTTCAACAATGTCAAGCATTTGATCGCCAATGTAAGGCCAGGTCATGTGTTCTTGATGCACCAGTTCCCAGCATTGCGCCCCCATCTCGGCCAATTTTTCTCGGTCGTAGTAATAAACATTGAGGATGTCTGCCATGTCTATTGGGGATGGCTGCCCTCGGTCAAGGCCATAGTTGCAATCCACTTCCCAGCTTTCAATCTCTATGCGGGGCTGGTTATGAAAGATTTCCTTCAAGCTCGTGTGGTTGGGCACCACTTGCGCCACGCCAGTTGCAGCATGTTCAGTGTTGACCAGGCCCCACCCTTCGCCAATGCAAGTGTTCACACCAACGTCCACTGCGTTGTACACTTTATTCAACTGCTCAACGGGAAGGCAGTTGTCAACGGAAAAGTCGGGGCTGGTAAGGATGAGCTTGCCAGTGGCATCATATCCAGCATCACGCGCCACTCGCTTGAAGAGTTCGACAATCGGCCATCCCATGTCCTTTGTTCCCATGTGCAGCCAGAGCCTTGCATCTGGCTTGTCTTTGGCAAATTCAATGAATCCTTTAATAGTCAAATCAATACGCTTTCGTGGTTGATTGCGATTGCCATTGAAGACAATGAAAACATCGTTTGGCACTCCTAGTTCCTTGCGGCACTCTTCCGTGCTCAATGGGAAGAACTTAGTGAAGTCAGTGCCATGACCAACCACATCAATATGCTTGTCATACCCTGCAAGTCTTAATTCTTTCGCCGCAAATTCTGTGTAGGTGGCCAAGCCATCCCATTCCATCATTGGAGCAGCCAACGAAGGAAAGAGCCCATAGGAATCAATGGGGGTGTAAACAAACCATTTGAAACCAAATTTCTCTTGAAGCGGCTTAGCTTGATTCCAAAGGTTGATGGCAATCCAAATATCGTTGGTCACCCAAATCAAATCGGGCTTTTCACGCTGGATAATTTCGGCAATGCGATGGGCGCCAAACGGATCGGTGCCATGCAGCATGGCCGGATACACCTTGTACTTCTTTGCTTCTGGATGGGGGTCGCCGTGGTAGTTGCTAGGCATTACCACCACTTCATACTCTTTGGCCAGTGCTGGAAGCAGGTTTTCGGCCACTCGGCCAAAGCCCGTTTCTACAAATGCGTCACCACAGTACAGGATGCGTTTCATCGGGAAAGTCGGAATCTTTCCGATGATAGTGGCAGAATCAAGAAGAGCAGCAATAAATGCCGCTGGCTAATGGCGTCAAAAATTTTCAGATATCCACACCATCAACACAACTCCCATGCTCAGCGTCAAGCAAAAGGCCAAAAGACCAGCCAGCTCCCCATAGGCCGTAAGCGCCCAAGCACAAGCCACAAGCGTTCCTACTGTTATCCCCATGTGAAGAGAGACGATAAGGAAGCTGGTGAGAAGAGCCCCAGCTAGTCGACGGAGTCGGTTCATCGTCATGGAGCGGTTTGGTCGATCGTAGCCGCGCCTTGTCATGCTGTCAAGGCTCACACGGAAACCACTGGAGCCTGTTGCCTGAGGTAGCGCACAGAACAACGACACCTTGCGCGACAGGCACAACGCTGGCCTGGCAGGGGAAGACTGCCGATGGGGACAATGCCACGGGCCGAGTAGCCCAAGCAATCCTGGCAGTGCGCTGCTTGGCTGTCCAGGATGCGCTGCATCAATGAATAGCCCTGCCGTCCTTGCCTGATGGCAGTGCCCTCCCAGAATGAGCCGCGTATGCTCTCCGCATAAAGCCCAATACGGGCGAGGGCCATCGGAGGTGAAATACTATTGGCCAGCAAGCCAGAAGCAAACTTTTGTAAGTAGGCATACTCGGCCCGTAGTTTCTGTCCGATGCGGCCATAATCCGGCTGGGAAATGGCAGCCTTGCCACCAGCTCCCACCATTGTTGCTTGAATGTGAGCAGGCTTGAGGGCTTCACGAACACTACCTTGCCATTGATCTATCGTGATGGAACCATCAATGAGACGATTGGTAAAGTCCTTGAGCTGTGTGCTCAGTTTGTTTATCCTTCCGTCTATCAATGCTTCAATGGCCTTTTGTCTTAAGAAGCGACCATTCTCCCCGCGATAACGCCCGCTGATTGGATCGTAGGACCATTCAGCATCAAGGCGCGTTTCACTGGCAAGGATGGTTTCAGCAAATGATGAAACATCAAGAAGGCTGGACATCTTCAGCCTCCAACAGATCCCTGAACCTTTCGGGAGCTAGCTCTTTCCATTGGTTCAATGCAGCGTCAATATCCTCGGGCGAAACAAAAGCCGCTTCTTCATCATCGCTCAACAAAAAGCCGGAAGTCTTCAATGGGTCGATTGCATCCACTTTGCTGCTAACCATTTTTGCTGGTCCCTTACGATCAGGATTAGGATCTGACTTGCGCTTGCGGGCAACAATTGTCTGACGCTCTTCCTTGCTCAGTGCTTCTGCTTTTGCTTTTGGCAGACATTTGGGCTTCCCTTCCTTTTCTTCACGCCCGCCGCATTCACCAAGGATTTCCCCATTGGCGCCAATCCTCACCCATTCTTCCTTGAACCATTGCTCAAGATCATCAGCGTGGACTTCCTCGCCGTCTTTATTACTAAATGCTCCGCCGGAGGAACCATGCTTACGCTTGTACAGTTCTTTGTATAGCTTGACCATATAAGCACTGGCATATGCGCTAGGCCACACCTTAAACTTATTTTTTGCTGTTGCAATTGCTTGCTGATGCAAGTCCTTGTCTTTGAAGGCAATGTCGCCACGAACTTTCTCTAGATCACGAGAAAGGAATAGGCCAGCGCTATCTTCCACTTCCCTGCTGCCGTCCATTGGAAGGGTGCCATTCTCTTCGTTGAGAGGATCACGCCCGCCAGGAGGCACGGCCATTTCATTCTGCTTTTTGCTCTGCCCTCCACTCTGCCCCTGACTCTGCCCTTGCATGGGAAGCTCACGAGGAAGTGATGTGTCGAGAGTGAGTTCCATCGACCACTCAGAGCCTCCGTAGCGGGCATCTGCCACCTCTTGTGGGTGTAGAACGCCAAGCTGGATGTAGCGGCCATCCACGGCAGCCACACGCGCTCTCACGTCGGCCTTCTCGCGTTCGTTTAGCTCGTACAAGTCATTGAAATGAACGCGCCATGAT